AATAACCTTCGGGTATAGAAGTATCCTTTTTAAATGGGGGTTCTCCCTCAGGTAAAAATACCTTAACATCCGGATTAAAATTTACCTGTAGTATACCTATTAGTACAGGACTTTCATATGCCCGCAATACTTTAATTTTACTTTCTTTACTACCCGCTTTTTCAACTTCTTGAAAAATTTGGGGGATCGTTGTTTTCATTTTAAAATTCCTCTATCAGTTCTAGCATGTTCTTCATTTTATGTTCAATAAAGAAGTTTAGCAATTTGCTTTTATCTTTGTTTGGTTTATCTACGTAACTATTTATAATAGCAGTTTTAACCTTTTGTGGTATTGAATCAAAACTAACAAGCATCTTGTTGCGCTCATAATTCTTCTTGAAGTTCGCATCTTGAGGCATAGCTTCAAAGTCTTTATACCAAATATCAATCTTATCTTGACGAATAGATTTTTGTCGTGTACCTGTTACGATACTATCATCATCTGACAATACATTAGGAACACCGTCACCCTTGTCTCCTCGGATAATGTGCTCAAAGCTATATTTTTCTGGGCTTATCTCAGGTTTAACGAATTTCTTTTGTACCGGAGAAAATTGTTTTATATTCTCATACTTTTGTAATTGAATAAAGTCGTGATCTCCAGACATCACTAAAAATGGCTTAGGTTCATTGAATAGGATGTTGTTGGTATCGTTTGTCTGAGACCACTCTGCTAGAACAGCAATAATATCATCCGCTTCTGCGCCGTCGACATTAATTACTTTGTATGGGAAGAATACTTCAAGTTCGCTTCTAATTAAATTCAAAGCTTCAAAGATTGTTTTCCAATCAAAACCCGATTCTTCTCTAGCTTTTTTGCGGCCTGCTTTATAGTAAGGAAAATATTCTCTGCGCCAATATGTTTGATTGTCGCAAGCAATAACCAATTCACCATACTCGTTGCCGAATTTTTTCTTATAACTACGAATAGAATTTAAAATCATGTGCCGTAATAGTGGCACTTGGATTTCAATATCATTACGTCCGCCCACTTCCATCATAAGATTAGAAATAGCTGTTTGATTAAAGTCAACTACAATCATTTAAATTCCATTCAATTATTAGACAAACCGCCCATTCGTTTACCATTTTTAAATACGCTAAATTGATATTTAGTAATACCTTGTTTAGATAATACTCCTTCAATTTTATTAACTGCTTCTTCTGCTGTTGTAATATCACTACCTAAAGTAAAGGATTTAACCTGTTGTTCCGGAACATATAAAATAACAGTAGCTGTCCAAACCGGTGCGTCTGCTGCTACTGCTTCTAAGTATGATGGCTCCGTTGTTACTGTAGCTATAGCATTAACATTTCCATTTGCATCAATAAATGCCTTACCATCTGCTTCATCTTGCAATACACTAACATAGCTAGATACCGTAGATTTAATATTGGACTTCAATGTTAAATCATATATGCCACCAGAGCAACCTGAAAGTAAATTCATTACAATTTGAGTTATCTGTGCTTGAACCGCATTTCGAATTGCAGCTTTATTTATAAGCGAATTAAAACTATTAACAAAACTATTGATTTGATTATTTGCTGCTGTTAGTGATTCTTCGTAATCATCAAATCCTGCAGCATTGAACATCTTGTCTTTTAGTGCAAGAAGCAGATCGCCTTGTTTTAAGGAATCAATTAGATTCTTAAGATCAATATCTGGAACAGCATCATTAGGTGTACAGCCTGAACCTAGTAAATCTTGTAATGAACAACCGCCACCTGCTTCTGATCCTGATAATGTTGCTACGCCACTAAGTCTATCTGTATTTGTTTTATATTGGACTAATTTATCTCTGTATATCTGCAATGCAGATTTTTCGTTTGTTAGTTTTTGTTTTTCTGTAACAATACTAGTATAAGGAGATTGAGGTGTGGCAGTATCTGCACCGTTTACATTTTCATATGCAACAATGTCCTGTTGCCTAATTGTAATCTTGGTAATTTTAACATCGACCGTATCGATTGCTGCAGTAATAGCAGCCCCCATCGGGTTTTCATAAATCTGTTGACCTATCCGCTCCATCATCTCTTGAGCAGTTGCAAGTGCGCCGGTTACAGTATTAATTGCATTTGTAATTTGATCAATAACTGCTTTTACCTCAGCCAATGGATTCGGAATAATTCCTGTACCGGTAGTTATCTGTTTAGCACCTTGACTTAATTGTGTATATACTTGCTTTAAAGGACTGCCACCAATCTGGGATAATACTATCTTGATTAGTTGACAATAACTTAAACTTAGACCTGCCATATAGTTACCTCGTTATTTTTAATATGATTGTATCTATATTTATCCTACCATTAACCGCTTGCTCCTTAGATTTGATACTATCTAAGAAAGTTCTTAATTTAACTTTGCCAGATGCCATTAGATCTTTAATTTGCTCGTCGGGTTTACGCAAAGTCTTTTGCTTAGACTTATCCGGAGACCAATTCTGCAGTGTTGTACCTTTAACTGTCATACCTTGTGTAGATTCAGATGTGTATACTGCTAGCTTGCGAGTCTTAGTATTAAATAGCCATACTTGTTCTGCACCTACAAGATCAAATGCTTTCGCAGATGTTAAACCGAGCTCGTCATCTTTAAGTTTATATTTTAAACTCTTAATTTGAGATATTGCCGGTTTAGCTCGTATTGCTCTTGGCTTACGATTGGCTTTCTTAAATTGACCATACTTATCACAGTCATCTAAGAAGGATTCAAATAGTTTTACAATCTTTGTAATTTTTCTTTTTGGAAAATTGGAATAACCCTCAATAATTTGAGAGTCTTTAGAGTCGGCAACTTCTTGCCATAGTGCAAGTTTACTTTCTGCCCATGTTCTAATATATGATACATAAGGTCCAGGAATCTGATTACCTTTAAGATGATTATACAAAGTAAAGTCCTTATCCTCTGTACAAAATTCATCTATGCAACCTTCGAGTTCCCCTATACATTCAGATGCTTTTTCTTTAACCGCATCTTGAATAGAAGTACGTTTAACTGTGGATGTAGCAATTGCAACCTTAACAACTGTTTCTTTTGCTAACAATCTTGCTTTACCTAAATCAATAAGATCAGTTAAATTCTTATCGAATGATTTTAGATGTTCTTCGGAAACGATTGCACCTTGTAGTAACATACGTGCCATCCAACCATAAGAAATGTGAACATCCTTTTCCTCAACTTCTGCAAAATACTTCGCATCCGCCGGACGATTCTTTTTAACATACTGCAGATAGTACTTGTAAGAATCGCCTCGTGTTTTTTCTGCACTATACCAATTATTAAGACGCATCAAAGTAATTTTATAGTTATCAGAAGAAGGATCAAGTTTAGATACCAAAGGTTCTGATTGAAGAACTCTGCTAGCATCATGTTCACGTTTTGTTGCCATTTATTTTCCTAAGTTAAATGAGACCACTTCAATAGAATCATACCTAAATGACCGCCACTCATTTTTTTCTAAATCAAATACAGATAGGGCATCTTTACTTTCTTTTCGAACACGATCTGTTTTCTTTTCAATAACGGGTAACATAGATTCAATTAAGGTACACTTCATTTCCCTTATTGTATCATCTTTCTTCCGAAAAGTCAAGTCCACAGTGTGCGCTTTAAGAACACTATGCAACCAATCTCGATAAAGTTCTTGCTCTTCCGCTTTTGCTGTTTTATACCAATCCGGGGATTCCATATTCATCATATACTGCCTTTAAAATTGATTCAACTCTGTTGTCTACATGGTAATTATATAACACTTTGTAATGCCTGTCAAGCACTCCTTGAATACCCCTTTCGTCAAAAAGGTTATTCGCTTTTTTGGTTATTTCATGCGGATTTTGAATGTCGGCATAATCATAAAATAAAATATCATCTGATAGATTAATGATATCCTTATGGTATTTTAAAGATCTAGGAATAATCGGTATTCCGCCAGTAATTAATGAATCAAATACTCGAATGGGAACATCATTTAAAACAGGAACAACCCAATGAGATTTATAGCTGCACCATTCTGTAAATCTATCAAGCATAGGTCTATCATGATAAGACCCATCTACAAGTTTTACTTTATTTAAATTTTTATTTAATGTTTGTAATATTCTTTGTCTTGTGGGAAATTGTTGGTATTCAATATGGGTTCCCAATGGTTCATTTGAACGCTCAGCAGTTTTAATTATATCCAAATGTTCTTGCAAAAATTCTTTTGGCCATTGAATAGTACCTGCTCCAATAGGACCAGCCATGATATTATTAAATCTAGCTAATGTATCTAAATTATCTAAATGTGTCGGTATATACAAATCGCAAGAAGATGCCAGTACACTAGATAACGAAATCCAATGGTGATTGTCAAAATCCCAAATAACAAATATTGAAGATGGGGAATTTTGATACAATGCATAATATTTTTCTACATTGTTATCCCCCACCATTACATTATTGTTGCCTAGTATAACAATTGAATTTTCAATTTTATCAGGAGCAGTTTGCATATTAAAAAATTCAATATCTGCACCTGGCGGTTTATGTCTGACTGCATGAAAGATATGATCTGTAATGTATATCTTACCAGAAAAACTATTCTTTAAGTTTGTCAGACTTCTATTACGTATATTTTTATGATATAGAAGTTCTTGTAAAACTTCGTTTTGTCCGATATGACTTTGTGCTGCCAGATATTTAGAAATTTCTTCTCGTACGCTGTGTATAACTTGAGATTTTTCTAGTGCGGGATCTTGCGGTACTTTTGCCTGATCTGTCGGCATATTATAAAAAACCGACATTAACTACCCCTGCCGACTTTTTTCATAATTGCTCGATTGATTACTGGCACGTTTTTTGGTCGTGCACTCTTAACCATGGCTTGTAAATCTGCCAGTGGTTTTGAATGTAGTTTTGGTTTACCAGATTTTGTGGTATTTGGATCACGTTCTTTATGACTAGACATATCAACTCCTAATGAAATAATTATAATAAAAGAATGCGGGATTGTCCCGCACCCTGTTTTAAGCAACTCCTGCTACTTTTTCTTTGGTTCTGCCATATGCAGCAATTCCAAGAACAGCGCCCATTGCAATATGGTATAAACCTGCACCCTGTAGGGTTAGAGGTTGCCATTGATTTGTAACTGCACCGTGACTCAATGCTTGTAGCATACTCCATAAAATCGGAAACAATACAAAGTCACATGTACAGGTTAACATATAAATCCAACCCATCATAGGTCGCATTTTCTTATTAATCCAATCAGTTGCATCTTTATCTAATGCTACTGTAGATTCCCCGCCTGCACTTAATGCTCCCCCTCCACTTTTGAGCATATCAGGATTACCTGATACGAATCCGGCAGGTGGTATTGCTTGAGTGTTAAATGGTGTCGGGTTTTTCTTTTCTTCTTCTGCGTGATCGTCCCATGCTGGCATAATTTCTCCTTTTTATTATTATACGCCATCACAAAAACATAATCTAATTATTCGACTTTTTTCTTTCTTCCACGTTTAACAACTGTTTTGACATCTTCAAGATTTACTTGTCCATCTTTGTTGACATCAAGAGTTTCTTTTACAGTTTCAACGGTTTTTTTAACTTCTTCCATAACGGGTTCTACAGTTTTATCAATTACGTCCTTTACTTCAGGGTTTCTATTGATAAGAAGATATGCTACTATTGCAACGAATGCAAATGCTAAAATTAGTTCCATTTTATTTCCTTTAAATGATTTAATCAAGGCCAAATATAGGCCATACTTTATTTATACCCAACCTGATATATCGCTAAGTTCAATGAACGTTTTAACTTTAAATCTTTCAGGTAATTCCGAAAAAATCCCATAATCTTCGGAAGTTTTATCCAAGTTAATTAAGGGTAACCCGGTTAAATCTCCTGCAAATACGATACTTAATGTACAGTAATCAGTATTTTTGGAAAATGAATTCGTAGTATAACGATCTTCGTAGTAACCCATGGGATATAGATTGTT